TAATACGGGTGGGAAAATTAGGGTCCCCCGAGGTGTCGTGGTAGGAAATCTTGCAAAACAGCCTTCGGAAACTCGCTTCCCCTTCCTCCTTATTCTTGGCGGCGTAACTGCTCTTGGGAATCTCGGGTTCGTGGGGGCCCCGGATCATATTGAACAACGTGAAAATATCGTTGCGAGAATTGTAGATGGGCGTTCCCGTGAGCACAAGCACCTTGTTGGCGAGACGCGCACAGTCCAAAATATTCTTGGTGTTGATGCCCTTGTCATCACCCTTCTTGCCCTTCTGGAACGGTGTGCGCAAATTATGTCCCTCATCAATGACCACAAGCGTGTTTCTACAGACCGGTTTCTTGTGCTTCTTCACAAGGCTCGTAAACTTTTGGTACGAATAGAATTCGTAGCGATCTCCGTGTTTTACATTGACGTACGACTTGGTCATCTCGTCCTTGAAATTGTTGAGGAGGCCCGCAGGCGCCACGACCAGGACCCTGTGCGTAGGATGCTTGTCGAGGTAGCACTGGCTCACCGTAATGGCCGTCAGCGTCTTGCCACTCCCCACCTTGTGAAACACGATGAGACCACGGTGCGTGTCCATGTACCGACACACCGCTTTTTGATGGTCCCGCAACGCCTTGTTGCTACGCGCAATACAATTGGGTACACTGGTCGTGGTGGTCGTTGCGGTTGTTGTGGTTGCCATCGCCATGGGCACAGGAGGAGCTGGTGCAGAAGGAGCTGGTGGTAAAGAGGTAGGAAACTTTAGAAAGGCACAGAGCGCGTCGTACGACATGGCCTTGATTTCTTTCTTGGTTTTCCCAAGCGCGAGCGCGGCAAGCTCCAGGTCCAGCCTTGAAAACCGGGGCACGCTACGCTTCTTGGTACAAATCTTGGCATTCGGAACAGTGATCACAACCTGTTCCATTTTTTGGGCGAGAGGTGTCGTAGGCACAGGTAATCCAAGGAGTCGGCACAGCTCCGCTTTCGAAAGCTTTTTGGCCACTGTTGTCGTCAATCCGAGTTGTTCGACCGCCATAGGGACGAGCTCGTCCTTAACGTACACATGGGGATGCTTTTTAGAGGCACGCGAGGGTCCACATACCTTTGCCATGATAATTCTTTTTTTTTTTATTGTTCGGAAAGAAAAAAAAACATGAAATTTTGGAACTCTATCCAACGTATTTTCCACCATTGCTTCCAGGCCATCGCCATGGGTGTTTTATCGGGTGATGCCCTTATGATGAGCACGGGACCGTCGTGCGGGATTGTTGTGGACGTGCCAAAGGTACGGGAAGACCATGAATAGGTATCCCAGGTTTCTCGCGAAGCATGGAAAGCATGGAAAGCATGCCTCGTAATGTCGGAAGACAAAGGTGCACTTTCTCCCCCCTCTCCCGACCGCGCAGATACTTGAAAACCATGGGTGTCGACAACATTTGTTTTCGTTGTCGCAGAATATTTCTCCATCGGCGCTGCACCACGCACAAATAAAAGGTCTTGAAAAGACACGTCCACAAAAGGGTACCGTTCGGTTCCACGGTAAACTCCAGCTTGAGGATTTCCACGCGACCCGACATCGTGAACGTAGTCGAGGTTTCCATCAAAAAGTCAATGGTTTCAGCCGACGTGTGTCGGTAAAAGTCGCGGATGCCCACCACATTGTCGAGCAAAAGGTAATGCTGGTGGGAATCCCTGGACACAAACCCGGTGCCCAAATAGTAAAACCCGTTGTGTTCCTCGGTAATCTCATGCTCTGTAAACTCATCGTCCATCATATTCCTGTCGGTATAATCAAGTAAAATCAAATCGTTTTGTTTTATTTTTCAAAGCAATCAAAACGAGTGAACGAAAAGAAAAGACGACAAAAAATCATTTTTTTTTTTACCTTTAGGGCGATGTGTACACGCAGTCGTTGGTATTGGGGAGCGCGCACGTCTTGGACTTGGTGGTCCGGCACGGGAGCACCGTCGAGCAAGGTATCTGGAAACACATACCCGTATTGTTCTGCACTAGCGCAGCGGGAGGTGGTGTCGTGGTCTGCGATTGGATGCGTGCGTACCCGGCTTCCCGCTCCCAGACAATGGGATGGTCGGAATCGGGACGGCCACGAAAAAAGCGATGGTACGGCTGGGAATTGACATCGGTTTTCACGTCAAAAATCTGTTGAGTGGGAGGAAAATAGGGGTAGGGACTAATTTTATGCAGGATTTGTTTTCGGATAATGTCCTGGTTCGTGCTCATTTGTATTTGTTTCTTTTATTCTTTTTATTTTAAATTTATAGAGAGAAAAAATGTCATCGTACGAAACCCTTTCGAAGGGCTTCTCCGCCGTCGAGTCGCGTATATGCCCCCGTCGAAACAAGAATTGGAGATGGGCAACTTGCACGTGGAGTAATTTTTTATTTTGATTGGATAGTCCAAATAAAAAAAAAAGACAATGGGACGTCTAGGAATACCCGTCCAACGCCCAGTCACTATCCATTCCTTCTTTTTACGAAACGATGAAAATTATATTTGTTTCAATAAATAACGAAATGAGTCAGAAGCCATTCGATAATTTGGCAGCTACATCAAGTGGCCGTATTCATTACGATGAATACAAGCAAGCTTTCGACCCTTACCAAACCCACAGTCAGGTTCGTAAACAAGAAATTCAAAAAGAAAAGGGATTTCAGAAGTGGAAAGATAATGCCTTGTTCCGGATCAGTAAAATGAGTGGAATTCAGAAAATGAACGACTCGCACACGGCCTCGACGGACCGGATTTCCATTTATGCCGCAATAAAATCTACACCCTACTACACTCGACCTGTACTTTCCAAGCTGGACAAAGACGTGAAAAATCATATCATGTCGACAGGGCAAAGCATCGGCAATTCTCTACACATTATGGGATTTTTTGCTGCATCACTTATCATCGCGGCGGGAACAGGTTATGGTTTATTGGAAGCAGGAACAGCGCTCAAAAATGGTCCCGGTTTGGAATTCCAACTTGCCAAACGACAATTTCGTAACGCCGTTTTGGAAAAGAAACGCGTAAGAAAAGCGTTATTACGCGATTTGTACCATCCTCCTGAAATGGCATTGACAGAGGAAGACATGACCGAAAGGATGGAAAACAATGAATGTGGAATTTGCGTGCAAAAAATGAATGAGCCGGTTCCGGGAAACTCCTTCGAGCGCAACCGTGTCCTTCATTGTAAAGATTCTCATGGACTCGTTGCACCTGATGCCGTACCTCATCATTTATCTTGCTTGGAAACATGGCGGTTTAAACAATGGCAAACATTGAGAGGAAAGGGTATGCGAGAACGGGCAGAACAGTACTCTCAATTATTTTCCATGCCGTGTCCTCATTGTATGGAACCGATGGTTTCGGAAGAATTGTTGCGAAGCAAGGCGGCGGATTTGGCACCAGAACTTGTCTACCCCCAGGAAAGATCCTTTCGAGAGTTTGCCATGGACAAACTCGTTACCCAACCCCTTTCAAAATTGCGGTCCACGCTTCTTCGACCACGCGGTTACCTACAGGTTCCTGAAAATGCTGGAATGGAACTTTTACGCCATCCCCATGCAGAATAAGATAGACTGTTTGTTTGTGTTGAGACATTCCTTTTTTTATCACGAATGTATATTCTTCTGAAAAAGTATGATCCCATACCTACGCAATGGTGACGTAGGCCCGTACCCACGGCTCGTCACCCAGCATTTTCCACGAATGCCCGTGTCCTGTCACGTCCTCGGCCAGCAAGATATCACCGGGTTGGACCACAAAGGTGACGCCTAACGACGTGGTAAATTCGAGTGTTCCTCGAAGCGTGAGGACATAATTTTTTTGTGGGGCGGTGTGTTTGTCATACACGCACCCCGGTGGGGTTTGACGAAAATAGATTTCCGAGACCGGGGACCGTTGCAGGCACGGCACCTGGATGGTTTCGACGTAGGAATGCTTGTCGTCCCCCGTGTACAGACGGTACCCTTGGACCCGGCACGGTTCTTCTATTGGAGGAGGAAACAAAAATGTCCATACGGTATCAAAGAGTTGTCGGACCCTCTTCATTTTATTTTTTTGTTGAATAAAAAACGCTTTAAATATTTTTTTTAGTTGCACCGGTGTTCTTTACAGCTTACAGGTAGTCATACGCCTCGAGAAAGTGGTGCACGATGGGATTTTTGAGAATATCGGCGTTCATGGCTTCGGTGAAAAAGGTTTCGTACTTGCGCGATTTTCCACCGGAAGTATTGTGGTCCCGTGTCAGCAACACGTCCTTGCGGTCCTCCTTGTCCTTGTCTTGCGTCTTCCATTGGTATTCGTGGAGATTACTGGTAAGGTCCGCCCTTTCGAAATACGTGTTGGTTTCGTCGAGTGCCTTGGACACGAGGTCCGCGTCATCCGTCGGTAAGCCAACAAACTCAAAGAGACGGAGCGTCTCCCGCACCGGGTTTTCCTTGAAATCTTCATAGCGGTAGGAGTACGTATTGGGCAAGAGGAGCGCCTCGTAGGCCAACAGGATATTGTCCTGCATGTAGTCAATAAAGGTGTGGAGCCCGAACCGTGTGGTCTCGGTAATAGGGTCCGTGCACGGGCCGTTCAAACTTGTGTTGTAGATAAATCGCAAGAACCCCGAGATGGCAATGTCCCTGGGGTCCCGGATGGGCACGATAAATTTCAGGGACTCCTCTTCTTTCCTCTTTTTGGGCACGATATGTCCCTTATCGACGAGCGCGACGTCATGACCCTTGGCCTTGTAGGCGATGCGCAACAGATTAAAAATCATGGTGGAACCGCAGTGTTTCATACCAATGACCATAACGGGGGAAACCATTTTTTGCCTGTTTCTTTTTTTTAATTTCCTCGAAAAATAAAAAAAAAATGTACCAGCACCAGCGTTTCCAGCTCTTGTATTTTGATGAGGTCGTCCAGCCGTTTTCCAAAGAGACCCAATTTGTTTCCAATGGTCGCAATCTTTGTTTTCTTATCGATTTTACGGATATCGGGACGGACCGTCGGTCATGGACGGTCGACATTACGAGGGAAGCCCAAGACGGTTTAAACAAGGAAGACGTGGGGGGCAAGCTCTATTTTTTAAAAGGTCGCAATGTGAGTGCGAGCGACGTCAAGGACTGCTTGGAGGAAACGTACGCGACGGACGAGTTTTACCGGTCATTTTTGTTCAAGTTTCCTGCGGAGATTGAGTTTGACAAGGTATTGTTGAATCTTCGTCTTGAAAGTGATACTAGGAATGGTAAAGGCAAAAGTTGTGGCGACGCTGTAGGTAAAGTCGACCCA